GCCTTCAGCTGCTCTTCCAGGCGCCCGACCGTCTCCTGTTGCTTGCGGATCTGGGCCACCAGCCCGGCCACGTTCTTGAGCTGGTCGGTACTAGCGGTGCCCTCCTCTAGGGCGTAGTCGGTTACGTTTGTGGTCATGATCAAGCCCCTCCTGGGACAGGTTTGTCAGCCGGGCCCGTCTTGCCCTCGGCCACCGTGCCGGGGGTGTTGAAGTCAGGACAAGCCATAACCGGGGTTTTCTTCTTGGTCGTCAGTCGGGCTACGTCCATCCACCGCGCCTGCTCGACCTTGCCGTCTTTAGCCGTGGGGGTGACCAAGGCCTGCACACATCCGTAGAGGTCAAAGCTCATGGAGGTAACTACCCCCTCTAACTTCGTCACCTTGTCCTTGACCGGTAGCCCTAGTAAATTTATATGCTCTTGTACGCTCATGCTTCCTCCTAGTTTATTGATAGATTTATGTCGCCGGCCCGAGCTCCACGACATCATACTCCCGACGCTCCCGGCTCCAGCGCAGCAGCTTGGCCCGACGACGGTTCACGTCCAGGGCGATGGACACGGCCATTGCTACCAGGGTGATGTCCCCCACCGGGAGGATAAAGTCCTCATCGTTGAAGTCCTTGAGCTTGCGCCGTAGGGTGTTCATCGTGGGGTGGGTCACCAGGGCCGCGTGCACCTGGTCGTGCGGGATCAGCGTCACCACCGCCCCGAAGCTGGTCGCCGCGTGCACGTTGACCTTGGGACGCCACTCCTGGGCGCCCTGGTCAAAGTAGTGCGGAACCTGGACGGCGTAGACGGTCACTGCACCTCCTCCACCGCTGCCATTACTAAGTCACTTACATCCCGAAAGCTGACAGCCTGCACCACCTTATCCTTAGGATCTTTCACGAAGTTGCAACAACCATACCCGGCACTCCGGGCAGCGCAGGGATCAATCTTTAACCACAAGCAACCATACGCAATGAATAGGGTGTCCAGTTTGAGATCCACAAAGTTCATGGTGGTGAGTTGAATGCTCATTTCAAAACAGCTCCGGATAACGTTTCTGGGCCAAAGGAATTTTAGCGGTCTCGACCAGTTGATCTAGGCCCTTCAAGGCATCGTCGTAGATCTCCAGGAGGTCATCCGGGACCACGGAAGAGGGTAGCTTGTCGATGAGCTTGATCACGTTGCGGATGAAGTCCTCCGCGGTGTCTGTGTCCTCGTTCAACGCCTCCCCGATGAACGCCTCCGGGTCGGTCTCCAGGATCTTCTTAGCCTCCTGGACCGCTAAGTGCTGCCGGAACCCACGATCATCGATCCGAGGGTTGTCGTACACGTCCCGATTGGCGCGGTAGATGCGGGTAGAGTAATTGTTTTTGTTTAACACCTTGTCATCCTCAATTTATCCGGCCCCGAGGTGGCGCCGTTGATTAATATAATACCCCTTCTGGGGGAGATTAAAAATAATATTTAGTTATAGATCGGGGGTTGGTTATAAGGTAGGGGTTATAACGGCTTACGAAGCCAACACTACCTGTCCACAACCATCGCAGATTGCACCAGTTATGCTCACATGCGTGCAAGCACCCTGCACCTCCAGCACCTCGTCATAAAACTCGTCCGCCGTCTCACGCTTCACGGCCAGCGCCTCCAGGACCTTCTCGTCGGTGGTGTCCGGGGCCACCAGATCGATGATCAAAATGTTGTGTGTCTTCCCCACCTTGGAGGCTCGCTCCTCTGACTGGAGGTAGGTCTCCAGGTTGAAGTCCTTGGAGTAGTAGATCATGGTGTCCGCCGCGTGCAGCGGCAGCCCGATCCCCCCGGACTGGGGGTTCCCGACCAGGAACCGGCAGGCGGGGTCCTGGTCCAAGCGGCGCACCGCCTCGGCCCGCTCCTCATCCCCCACCCCACCGTAGTACCGGACCACGGCCGCTTCCCCGTAGGTCTCCTGTAGGGACCGATAGATGTTTGTCAACTCGGGCTTGAACCGCGCCCAGATGAGGGCCTTCCCGTCCAGGTCACCCAGGGTCTCCAGGAGTTGGTTCAAGCGGTTTGAGGGGATCGGCGTTACCTCCCCCTCCTCGGTGGTGGCGTGACCGCCTACCACCTGCTGCAGGCGCAGCAACTTGGTCAGGGCGTTGTCGGCCCGGACCTTGTCACGCTCCTCCAGGCACCAGAGGATGATCTCCTCCGGGCCGAGCCCGGTGGGGGGTTGGGCCCCACCCTCGGTGAGCTCAGCTACGGACTTGGCCAACAGCTCCTTGTAGACCCGCCGCTGCTCGGGGGTCAGCTCCACATACACCCGCTCATACACCTTGGGGGGTAGGTCCACGCAGTCCTTGGCCCGGACGATGGTGGCGTGGGGCGCCACCGCCGCGTGCAGGTCACTGAGACGTTGGTAGTCGGTGATCTCCTCGAAGTAGTCCCGCCCCGGCCGGCAGCCGGCGGCGCGCAGGGTAGCGGTGGTGGCAAAGGCAGAAATCTCAATCATGCCGGGGTCAATGCCCTGGCGCCGGAGGTGGGCCTCCAGCTTTGCCCGGCCAGGGGCTAACAGCTTCGCGTTCAGGACCGCGTAGTGGCTCCGGAAGGCCGTGAAGGTGGTAAACCCCGTGATGGTCGGGTCCAGGAACTTGAGCTGGGCGTAGGCGTCCAACGGGCCTTGGGTTAAGAAGGTTCCGGTGAGGATGCGCCGATAGGGGGCATGCTGGGCCGCGGCCAACATGACCTTGGTCCGCCGGGCCGTGGGGGTCTTCATGCGGTGGGACTCATCCGCGGCCAGCAGGCACTTAAACGTGGTCAACACCCGCTTGAACTGGGTCTTGCCCTTCGGGTGGATGATCGCGTCATAGTTAAAGGTAAAGATCCGCAGGGGGATGGAGTCCTCATTAAACAGCCGTTCCCACGCCCGCTGTTGGGTCTTGGTGTTGAGCCCCTGCCAAAAGGCCGCCAGGTGGGAGACCTCGTTGGGGAGGTGGTCCGGGACCTCGTTCACGACCCAGTTCCGGTGGACCCCCTTCGGGGCCACGACCACCAGGGCGTTGACCTCCCCCCGCCCGTACAGGTGGGTGGTGGTGTCGATGATCACCTTGGACTTGCCCGTGCGCATGGACATCAGCAGGGCGTGGTACTCACTGTCCGCGCTGTCCTCCAGGGCCTCTCGCTGGTGGGTGTAGGGCTGGGTCTTGTAGAGGAAGGTCACTAACGCGGCCGCCCCATGACTACTGTCAACACCCGCAGCCTAAAATGCTCATCGCTTTCTCCGTACATTCGAGACACCCCGACGCCCGTTGCCCATTCATCTAAAGGACAACCCTTCTCTACACCGAACGTTACCCCGCGATAAGAAGCTTCTTGTAACGGCGGTTGTGTGGATCGTGCATCCTTCGCGGGTACACTAAATGCTGCTCCAGCGAAAGGCACAGCTACGAGCCCTTGTATAAACTGACGTCTATTCATCTCTCCTCCTCAACTTATCCGCCCTTTGTGGGGGGTGTGTTTAAGTGTGGGGGCTGAACGCCACTTTCAGCTCCATGATTCAAGGTGTCTGATGGATTGGTTACCGCACCCATAGTTCATGGTCATTGGCTCCGGAAGCCTCATGCATGTAGCTACATGCTTCCCCACACTTAAACACACTCAAAATTTATACCCCCATTATAGCCCCACCCTCCCAAATTAATAATAACGATCCGTTATAGATAATGGCTCTACCATAACCTCTTGTGCCTTATATAACTAAGGGCTTATTAATTCTGGTTTTCTATAAGTTTTTCTTATAGTAAGGGCTACCCGACAAGGGATTCCCCTAGTTTATATTCGTGTTATTTATATAAGCGTTTTACTAAGTGCTAGAACCTTAGTAAATTCATATTGTTATTAGATATTAGTTATATTAGAACTATTAATTATTGGATTAAAAGAATTTCCTATCATTATCCCTATAGTTATATAGGTGGGTTACCCCCGCCGGTCCAAGACCTGGAGCAGCTCGGCCTTGGTACCTGGGTCACAATTGACCTCCGCCACCCGGTCGCACAGCTCCCGGTACATCCGATCCCGGCTCAGGCGCATGGCCCGCTCCTTCTGGTGATAGGAGGCCACCCAGTAGACGATGGAGGAGAGGACCAGCACCCCGGTCAAGATGACGCCAATGGCCTGGGCGTTGTCATTTAGAAACCCCAGGGCCGTCACTGTCCCGATCGCTGCACCACCACCGGCTGCAATGCCCCCTGGATCGATCTTGTTTTGCATCACGTACTACCTCCCAAATCTTTGAAAATAACCAGCAGATGTTAAGCCCGATGCTCACGAGGGGGCCGATTAATCTTATTAGTTCCCAGTCCATATCCTGCCCCCAATAACTGCGCCAAGGTAAGGCCCCGGACCAGGGCCTCATAGTCGCTCAGCACGAGATTGCTTCCACCCATGTCCAGCTCACACAAAAAGGTTAAGATAACCGCCAGGCATAAGATAATGCCTTGATATAACTTATGAACATCCCCCCACCGCCAGATGAGCGCCGCGGTCCCGGTGTTGACGGTTGCGCACACCGCTAGCAGCCAGTAAGAGTCTGCCTCCAGCTGGTAGATCAACGGGTTCAAGAGGGCCGCCCCTAACAGGATGGCATAGGTCCGCTTGGGGTAGAGCCACCAGGCTACCCAGAACAACCAGATTTGGAGCAGCAGCTCTGTCACTGGGTCTTCTTGGGGCTGCGTCGTCGTGGCTTCTTACCACGGGCGGTCTTGCTAGGTTGCTTCGCCATCTTTCTTCTCCTGTTTGCGGTTGTCCCACCGGGCCTTCTTGGCCCGTCGATCCAGGTGGGTAAAGGTATTATAGCGCCCAATCCCGTGCGAGTGGGGGTGGCGTCGCTCCAAGTAGTTCGCCACCTCCTCAGGGTGGACCCCGATGATGTGGAAGTCCACCGCGCGTCCTAGCAGGTGCTGGGAGCCGACGGCCCCACCTTCCTCCCGATTGTGCGTCTCACAACGACACCAGGAGTGGAACACCGCGTTGAGCTTCCGAATGCCACGAGTCTGTTCAAAGTGATTGATGCACTCCTCCACCTGCTCAACGAGCACGATGTCGGCTGGGTCAAAGCCGCAGCCACACTTGCAGGCCACCTCGTGGCGCCAGATGTGCTTGGTAAGCTGTTCGGTGGTCATCTTAGAACCCCAACGCCGTCTCAAGGGCGACGGCCCACCTCGGACCCCACCTCTCGCTGTCAGAGAAGCCCATAGAGTGGCCTTTAGCCCCGGTATGATTAACCATACGCGAATCATCCCCCAACGCCCCAGTGGAGCCCATAGCGCCCCAGTGGTGCCGCCCCCAGATCAACCGGCCAGGGGAGAGCGCACGCAAGAGGAACGCCCCCCAGGTGGCATAGTCGGTCCAGTGGGAAAATACCGCGATCTGACGGATGGGATGGTCCTTGGGCGGGGTCCAGTGAGACCGGAGGGCCGGGTGAATCATCACCCCACCCCGGAAGGGAGCCCCGGCTTCGATCAACTTGGCGACGACGGTGTTGCCGTGAGAGTGGGCCAGGAACCCATCCCCCTCCTTGATCCGGGGTAAGATCTGAGCCACGAGCTCATCGGTCTCCTCCCGCACGTCAATCAGGTCGAACTCCCCGTAGTCAATCTCAACCACCTCAAAACCCAGTCGCTCCAGGTAGGGGCGGGCCTTGTCGGTGGTGCCGGCGCCGTGGTCGTCCACGTTAAATCCGTGGAACAGGAAGACACGTTGTTGTCGTCGTAGTTGGGCTGGGATGTGGTGATCCATGTTCCGCTCCTCTAGCTGTAGCGCGTTCGCGCAGTGAGCCGCTCGGTCCAGGTGGCAAGCCCGTTGACCCCGGCATCTGCCGTCACCGCGGCCGTGTAACTGGCCCCGTCGACGAGGGTGAGGGTGTCGGCTAGGTTCGCCCGGTAATCCCCGTCAGATCCGCTTACATAAGCCATGGCTAACGGCCACGTCTCCCCCGCCACCTCTTCCCCAGCACTGTCGGTAATGGTCACCGTCACCGTGGCACTGTTCTGGTAGGTCTCATCCACCGCGCTCTGCAGCCCGGTTAGCTCGATCACATTGTCATTCGTGATGTAGATGATCGCCATCTAAGTACACCTCCGTAGGCTAATATCCCCGTTCAAGGTTGGCTCTATAGCCAGCGTCCCATTTAAGGTAACGTTCACTGCCACCTCTCCATCTAAAGCAGCGTAGATGCTGATGGCGCCGCACAGCTTTCCCGCGGCCGGCTCCGCTGCCACATAACCGCGACTAATGACCAAGCCAGCGCTCCCGGTACCGTACCCCCTTGTGATTACCGCGGCGGCACTCATGTTACCCGCGTCAGCCTGGCCGGGTTACCGGCGTCATCAAAAACAAACGTCTCCGCCGTGGTGGTCCCATCAATCTTATAGATCGTCACGTTAATACCGGAGCGGTGCATCGTGGCCAGTAACGAGCGAACCTCGAACAGCAACTCGGCAAGCGACGGCACTACGCCATTCGCCGCGTACGCCTCGGTCATGGCGGTGGTGAGGATGTCCGATACCGACGGAGCCCCGTCCGTGCCGCGCATGTCACTATTAACCGCGCACACGCCAATTGTTACGGCGGATTGGTCGGCGTTTAAATCGTAGCCCGTCTTACCAACATTCCAATTACCCTTGCCATCCAAAGCCGAGGCGGCTATCCCGGCCGCAGTAATCCAGTTTGCCGGGATAGTGGGAAGGGTTACTGCCGCAGTGACAGAACCGACCGAACCGGAAACACTCCCGGTAATATCCATCGTTTGATCAGGTAAATTTATATTAGTTAAACCGGCACCGTTCACACCGATACGACTAAAAGAATCTCCCGTTTGTGGAAAGGTAGTATAATTTTGAGGGCTTGCCGTTATTGCCCCGGTACCGACAAAGGTCCACGCGATGTGGTCATAATTAGTTTCCGCTTGCGACGGCGTATAGGAATGATAGCCGTTCCCTTTGTGCGTACATATACCGCTCCCTACGGAACCGATAGTTTGGGTACCGTTATCGCCCGTAATGTACACCGTAACCGTGCCCGTAAAATTCGACCCGTCGGCGATGGTTATCATCTGAGCGCCGATAGCTTGGCCCGCTACGTTCTTTTTCATAAGCCTGCGCCTATCATCTGGTTTGAGTTTCTAGCCCATGCAGCTTGAAATGTTGTTACGCTTAAATCCAAATTTTGTACGTGCCCCCACGCATTAAGCCCCGGGCTAGAGCTGTTATAGGAAACTAGAGCATAATTATATCTATAATCTTTCTTACTAGTTGAAAGCGAAAGAGTTTGGGTGTGTAGTAGGTTTGTCCTCGCCGCATCTGAATAAATTTGCTGCTTTAGTTGGCCGAAGGACCCTATACTCTCGTCCCTAGTTAACCTTACATAGTAATCCGTATTTAAAGTAAAAACGTAAGTACCACCCGTGGCATTACGGAATGTCCCGCCGTCCACCTCTCTTAAGAAAATGTAGGCTGGATTTACGCCCGGTTTTAAAATGTACGAGGAATAACAATCTCCGCTCGCGTTCTTAATCCCCAAAATGTCATCCACGGAATTAGCCAACATCCACATTCCGGGCAGCGCACTATCGTCAATGGCTGTTATTTTAAATTCGTAATCGTGGATAAAGTCCCCGTCAAAGAAGTCTACACCCTGGTCTTTATATACGTAAGTATCCGTATTCCGGGTATCAAAATTTACAAAAGCTACTTTGGGCGCCGTTACCGTTAAATCCGCAGACGGATCTACTTCGGTATACGTTGTTAAGTCCTCGATAGCCACTACAGCGCCCCGTGAATATCTTCCAAATCTGGCATAAACTCAGAAGCACCGCGCATTAAATCTAAGTTCTCGGTAATAGCTTCCTGTAATTTATTATCGAGTTTGTCGTAAACATTATCCTGGAAATCATCCCATTGCGCCTCGGTCAAAGCCGGGGCGAAGGGGTACCGCATTTTGATCCTATCGAAAATACCTGAAGGAAAAGCTGCATCATATTGTGCCTGGGTGATTGGGGGATTGGCCTCCACCAAAGCTTGAAATTCCACGAGCAATTCTTGTGCCTCTTCATCCTCCGGATCAACATCAACGCGGGCTTGCATCTCATCCCGTTTGGTAACGGCGTAAGTGACCCGGTACCACCGGCCCATTTTATTATGTAACAAAAGTGTCAGCCGTTCAGCACGATAGCAAAACTCTATCCGTCGCCGGGGAGTACTACAGTCTGCCGGAAAAGAAAAGGTCATGACTAACCCCTACCAAACGATAGCCGCAAGTTCGGCTAATGCCGTATCCAAATCCACGGTGATTTCGACGGCTTCGACCTGGCCCAGCAACGTATCTAGGTGGTCTGCGCGAGTGTCGATCCAGTCGTTAATCTCGTCGTTTAAGTCCTGAAGCTGATCGGCGGTATGCACCACGCGTGCCGGTTTGGCCTGCCCCTCCGGGACGCACTTAACCTTCCCGCTCCGCCCTCGGGTTGCTGAGACGGCCAACGCCACCAACTTACGGTTAATCTCATATTGGTGAGGACTCCCTAAAACATCTGAGAGGTAGGTACCGTTTGTTTCCGCTACGAACCGTCCTTCCAGCTCCGACACCTTGGCCACCTTCGCCTCTTCTAGTGTCGGCTTCAGTGCGTCGGGTTTAGAAAATGAACCGTCGCCATTATCAAGCCACCCCAGGCTAACCCCCGGAGGGACGGGTACCCAACCATCGGGAAGGTCCTCTTTAAAAACGGCGATGTTAGCCACCGCCCCATCAACTACCATTAACCCGCGCATCAGAAATACTCCTCTATCACTAGAACCCCGTCGGCCCCATCGCCACCCGCGTAATTGGTGGCAGTATCCTGTACCCCGGTTGCGCCACCACCCGTCCCATAGTCATGACCGTTAATACCGGTGTTACCTACACGACCACGAACTCCAGGCCCCCAGTAGGTGCCCCCTGGGCGCGAAATGTTGTCCGTATCACCACCCCGAACACTCCCGATTCCAGAGTAACCCCCGGTGATGTTTAAATCACCACCCGTGGCATTTCCCCCTGAAGCACCAGAAATAAGACCAGCTCCACTAACGGCCAGCATCCCATTCCCTAAAGCCCCGCCATTACAGGTTAAATTGACATTCGTCGAAGTCACGGTGGTATTTCCCCCGGCCACACCGTTATTGTTACCGGCTGCACCACCGGCACCGCCCGCACCAATAGTTATTGTATAGCTGGCTTCAATGATTTGAGTGTATTTGATGGCTGTGCCACCACCAGCACCTGAAGAGGAACAAGCCGAAGTACCCGCTCCTTGACCATCGACACCCCCCGCTCCACCGCCCCCGCCTGTTCCAATAAACTTCAAGGCTTTCACCCCAGGAGGAGGATTGTAGGTTCCTGTAGCCGTGACAACACTTAAACTAAAGGCACCCGCCGTGATAAGTTCACAACGGTCATTACCAGCGTCAAACTTTAAAGTCGTTCGGCCATCAATCTGCCCCGCAGCGGGATTGGTCCCATCACTTAGCTTGATATTTTTTACGCCAAGTCCTGCAACATTAACTGTTGATGCCCCAGTATTAGGGTTATCAGCAATAAATTCAAAAGTAGCCCCATCAGTGTACCCGGTAAGGGTTTGTTTAGAACCGATCTTAGTTAATACGTAAGCGTTTGCTGCTCCGCTGTCAGTATAAAAGTTCCCGTTGGCTACATACCCCGCAATAGCCTTTCCAAGCTGGTTCACGTCCCCAGAGGACAGGGTAATACCGAGCCCTTCGATCACATTTTGGATCTCAGATGGAACCTGATTCCACTCAGCAGCGGATAACGTCCCGCCAGTAATTTTGTCGTTTAGGTCTTCCATATTTACACCTGTTCAAATATGAGGTCGCAGTTTGCGGGTTTTAATTTGGTGAAGAGGCATTCTAACAAGCCTATAGTTTCATCACCGAAGGTGATCGGGTAAGTCAGTGGAAATCTTTCTATTGATTCAACGGTAAATTGAACAATGATCGTGAAGTAAGCTGCCGGGCCAAACAACCGAATGGGGAAGGTCATTGGGAACCCACCCGAAGTACTGCCAGCGGTCACCGTGATCGTAACACCAAACAAAGCAGCTAGGTCTATGAAGTCCTGGGCAGTCTGTACTCCCAAGGAGGCAAGCTTAACCAAAACATGCAGCCGGCGCTCGTCAATGGTCCCGGTCCCCTTAAAGCACGAGTCTGGGATGCCGACCGCACGCTCCCACTCATCAATGAACAGGACCGTCTCATCTGGAATAATCTCCTGTTGATAAGTGCGGATATAACCGTCTGCCGTAAAGAGCTCGGAAGCCATCCCCCGTAAAACGGCCCGTAGGTTACTATTTGGATCGTTCTTTGGGGTAAAGACGCGCCCACCCGGTAAATAATTCGCCAGGCTTTGAGCTTGATCCTCAATTGTACGTAATAGCCTCATGGGTAGGTTACGTTCCCTAATACCCCGATTTCCCCGGTGGCAATGGTTACATCACCACTTGGCGCGGAAAGAGTAAAGGTAGAGATTTCATCCCCTGTCTCGGTGTCCACGGTGTTAAAGATTGCCGACCGATAAGCATCTTCATCAATGTCAACCCCGACGGTGGTACGTTCATCAAAGAATTGTCTAAGATTTGCTGAAATAGCATTCTGCATTGTACTGGTATTCGGGGTGAGTGCAGAAAACGTAAAATCCGTCGATACCCCGGTAGGTGCATTTACAAAAACATCGGAGGGGTCTGTGTTAGCGGGGATAATTTCAGCGATCTTAGCCGTCACCGCGGTAACTTCCGACGCCGTTGGGATTGGGTTAGTGTCATTGTCACGCATAAAGTAGATCGTAACTTGCCCTACCACCGGGGTAATCTCTTCCACAAAGACACGGGTGACCCCCGCGATCTCTTTCGCCTTGCTCGTGATCTCATTCGCGTTGAAATGGGCGACCGGGTTTTGAATCCGTTCCAACAATCGGACGCGTAACTCGGCGTCCGTTTCTTGATCCGTACCGCCCCCCAAGGCTCCAAAATCTACCCACGCCTCATTATCTACCCCAGCGATTGGACTTTGTAGTGTAAGAGGAGCGTCTGCTAACTGGTTCTCCGACGCTCCAGGGTCGTCACTTTCTACCGGGACACTTGCCGCGGTATACCCCAGGGTGATGGTGCCCGTCGCAGGAGTCGTTGGTGCCCCTGTTACCTGATATGTTAAGGTATCTAACCCCGTCACCTGGAGCGTGGCCCCAGCAACGTTATACTCAGCCTCGTTGGCTCCGGCGATGGTGCCCAGGACATTAGATGCTAAATTATGATCACTGGCGGTTGTTAATGTTGCCGTGGTCCCTGAGCGCGTGATGGAAGCCACGTTGATCGTGGACGCTGTGATGGTCGCCGTTGAGGTAGAGCTGTAGATCTTACCATCACTGCTAGCAAAGTTAGTTCCAGAGGGAATCACTGTAGTGGCCGTCCCCGTTGCTGCGATGTTCCCGTTGGCGACGGTCGCCGCGATGCGGTTTCGTCCCCAGATGGCTGCCCAACGCTCGAGGTAATCCTCGGTGGCTGTATCCGGGAAAGATTGCTTGATCGCCTCAAGGAGTTGTAGGTAAAAGTCGTAGACGCGATTCGCATACCCAGTGATCAAGGCCGAAAGCCAACTGTTCCGCAAGAACGGGTTACTACTAGGCGCCTCACGCTGCACGTCGGTCTTGGCGCGCTGGACAACCTCGGTGGCTGACTCTGGTAGGTTTAATGCCATGTTATTGCCCCGTATTCTCCCACAGCGTGTAATAACGCTTATCCACCTTTGACCCCGGCCGAGACATGGTCACTATCACCGCAATTTGCCCGGTAGTAAGCGTGGCTTCGACCTCGTGACTAATGGAGATACCATCCTCGATCATCCAGGTTAACCCGTTTAGAATTGCTGATTGTACCCCTAACAGTATACTACGAGTTACCCGGGCCTGTTCATATAACCAAAGCTTCGACCCAATCTCAAATCCTGGGGTGGCCTCATTTCCAATCCACCCCCGACGGCGGTGTGACTCCGGGACCTCGGAAGCATTGGCTCGGCGCTCACAGAACAGGCTCATGTAGATCGCTGTATCTAAAAAGTCCTCGGTCACAACATCGCCATCGGTACCAAATTGGATGTCGTAGTCGTTAGCTAAAACCGCGTCGGTCATACCACCGGTCCTGTGTTTGATCCGCCAGATTGCACCCCACTATGGGTGTGCGTATCGCTAATATCCTTGCCGTTACTTGTTACCGTGTCCGAAAGCGCCGTGGCACCGGTTACGGTCAAATCTCCGTCGATGTCCACGTTCCCGGTGAACCGGACATTTGGGGCATCAATTAAAATATCCCCCGATGCCTGTAATTTTATCATGGTTCCAGTGTTCGGGTGATAAACCGCTACCTCCCCCTCCGCTAGTTCGGGACGAGTCTGCGGGGTATACCCGATGCCAGCACGGTTCTCCTCTTGCCCATGCATTGCAAACAGCGCTACCAAGGAATCGGTGGTGAGGTTAGCGTGATACCCGTATGGGAAGACCATCAAGCAATCACCGACCTTCCCCAGGTAAGTGACCTGCTGGACGGGAAACTGTCCGGTGTCATCCCCGGCCTTGGTGATCTTGCCCCAGCGTAGGAGATTTTTAAGCCGTGAGATCAAAGGTACCTCCTACCTTCTTGGTTTCTTCTGGCTCGGCCAAGGTCAGGGTATAAGCATCACGTTCCACCAGGGAGAGGGTCGTGGTGCGACCTCCTTCATCAAAGTTAAATGCTACGCTATTAACGAGCATCTGAGCGTTGATCCCGGCGAACTCGTCCTTGACGGTGATGAGTTCGTTAATCGCCCAAAGGTCCCCGGTAAATCCTCCTTGGCGATAACCTAACACGGTGACCGAGTACACCCGTCCTCGGGCGCGGCGAACGTTGGCTTCCCAAGTAGCCCGGTTGCTGTTCTGATCTTTCGAGGAGGGGGCTTCAGCAACTAGGACCAATTGCCGTCCTTCTCGAATGTCTTCGTCGGTAATCCCATCCCCCTGATCAACTAGGGCAGCGAGGTCGGTCGTACCGGCGCTGAGCAGGGAGACAGGATTAAGCGTGGCGGTGAACCGATAAACGTTAAACCTACCCGTCCGGTCATAACTAACCGACCCGGTCAGGATGTTGTTGTCGGTTGCTCCGATAATATTTTGCAAAGCTGCCTTGGACTCTGTTGGAGCGGCCTGCGTGATCACGACGTTGCCCGCACTGTCTGAGGTCAAAAGCACCTGCCGTTTACGAGCAAGTCCTTCAATAAATTCAAAAGCATTCTCCCCAGGCTCAGGGGCCCCAAGATCCTCGGCGGCGTTAAATAAGGCTGGGGAAGCATTGTCAGTGACTGTGATGTTTACCCCAAGGTGCGCGATGATACGCTCAATGACCGTCTTCAAGCTAATAGGGGCCCGTAGATCAGATAGCGTGGAGATGTTCGAATCTAGCAGGTCAGCCGTCTTGTCCCGACCACTAATCAGAATGGAGTGACTAAGCTCGTCGTAATTAACATCCACTAGTTCAATAAACCCGGTGAGCACCTCTTCCCCATCAACCAGCACGCGACAGGCTTCTCCCCCCTTAAAAGGTAAGGGGGTGCCCGCCACGGAAGCGGCCCCAAAGGAAAAGGTATTGCTTAAAGCATCTAACCGCAACGTCGCCGAGGCGGCGGTGAAGTTCTCGTAGGCAACCCCATTTACCTCAAGTTTCATGCGCTCACCACCTGGACAGCACCCTCTATGAAGGTAACGTCCTCAGCGGCGTTTAACTCGATCAGCTGTTCACCGTTGTCGGAGGTCCCATAGTATTGGAAGGATAGGAGGCGCGCCGAGGTTAAATTGGTCTCTACCGCTAAGACCTGACTTGAGTTTAACTTCTGCTCGTCAAAAAAGGTCTGCATCGTCGTGCGTAAATCTGTAAGTAGGGCCTTTGTGTCCTCCGTTAATCCATTACTGGAGATGACCGTTTGATATTGCGCTTCCAGGGTAGAGGCGCTTGCCACCACCTCCGTGTCCGTTTCGAAATCGATTGCCGCGGTGTTCAAGTAGGCATAGCTTAAGGCCGTTGCCTGTACCGCTTGGTTGATCAGCTTATTGTTATTAGCTCGCTCTACCTTGATGGCAGTCGTTTCATTGATGACGGTATCGTCTGCCCCAAAGGAAAAGAATCCACTCAAGACCCCAACGGTATCGGCCGCGGTGGGATAAAGCCCACTCACGGTATTAAATAAAGAGGTCAGGGCCGTCGCTAAATTAGACGGCGCCTGAATTAAAGAGGGAATGTTAGCTGAGAAATCGCTCACCTGCTTAGAAAAGGCGTTAATCTCGTCCGCCTCCGCCTGTAGTAGGGAGGTGGTGTCATTAAAGGCGGTCACGACCTCATCAAGCTTATCCATCGCCGCAGAGAAATTACCCGTAAAAGAAGATGTCACCGTAAAGTTATCAGCGATGTCAGCCTCTAGCCCCTCCACGAAAGCTTCGTTCCCGGCGCTGACCTCATTTATGGTGCTCATCGCCTGGGTAGGAATACCTAACTCACCCGTTACTTCAAATACAATGCTAAATTTAGCCGCTCCTAGCTCTGTCAAATCTTCAAGAAGCGTGTAGGTGCGGGCGACGATGTTATCGTATTGTCCATACAAAGGATGGATTAAGGTGCCAGCCCCACCCTCCTCTAACACTTCGAGCAAACGATCGCGGCCTTGGATGTACGTCTCCCCCGTGACAATGGCTTCAATGTTAAAGACCCGCTGGGACTTACCTAAATCCTCAATGACCTGACGATCGGAGTTGGGGTAGAGATGCTTCACGTCCCGGCGCCCGCCTGCCGTGCTAGCAGAGATCACCAGGAACGGGACCCCTTTAAAGGAGGCCGGCTGTAATTGTTCTAAGAGGCTCATTGGGCCGTCACCATGTTCGTCCCAACGTTCAAACCAGATACCTGCCCGGAGGTCCGTGACTTAATCGACTCGATGGCGCCCTGTGGCGCCCTTAGGTTAACATTTACATCAGTGCGTGACGTCTGACTTGGGTTTAGTTTACCTGGGGCTAGCTTATCGTCGTTATCAAACAGCCCTAGAAACTTTCCCCCAAAGGAGAAAGCTTCCCTGAAGGAGGTACCGAGCTTAGCAGAGAAATTCCCGGTGGTGATTTGGGCCGCCAACTCACCGACGGCGGTCCCAATGCCCTTGAGCACGGAGAGAACGATGCCAAAGGCTTCACCTAGGATCACAGCGACATCTAACAAGGCCGCTAGGGAATCACCGAAGGCCGTAACATGTTCAGGCTTGATGGCCTCTATAAATGCCGTAAAGCGCTCGGCTTGCTTCGTAAGGATTGGTTCCAGGCGCAAAAAGGTCTTTATGATCGCGTTCTGAATCAAGACCCCTAGCTTCCGCATCTTGGCGCTAAAGGTAGCCAGGCGAATGTCCGCCTGTTCTTGGGCAATGTTCGTTCCCGTCAAGGTCCGCTCGTACTTACCCAGGTATTGAACGTTATCCAGCAAGGCGAAACCAACCTTAGAGTGTTCCTCACCAAAGATCTTCGCCGCAAATTGGGCCCGCTCAGTAGAAGATTTCAAGGCGTCCATCTTCTTCTTGACCAGCTCAAAGGAACCCTGTAGCCCCAGCTTCTGGAAATCTATCCCGAGCCGCTGCAGCCGACCAAAGATGGCATTAAGCGCCGTACCTGCACGCTCGGCTTTGATGCCGCCCTTCGCCGTTGTTTGAATGGCCGCATTCAATTGCTCGAAGCTCAAGCCTGCGGCTCGGGCCGCAGGGCCAGCGATCAACATCGCGGCGCCAGTGTCGGCGATCTCGGAAGAACCCAACTTAGCCCCAGCCGCTAGCACATTGACAAAGCGGTTAGCCTGTTCAGCCCCAGCCCCAAAGATGTTTAGCCCCTGGGCAGCGATCTCAGCGGCACTGGCTAGTTCAATTCCAGCGGCGTTCTTTAGGAGCAATACCTGTCGGGTGGTAGATGCCAAGGCGTCCAAGTTTTCAAGGAGCTCTGGCTTGGCCGACGCTACGAGCTTAAAGGCTTGTGCTACGTCAGCTGCGGACGTTGAAGATTCCTTAGCAAACCGTAGGATGGTACCTTGAAGCTTCTTGAGGTCCGCCCCCGCGGCGCCTGTGATGGCCGAAAGATCCGCCAAGGCATCTTGAAACTGCATCCCGGCGGTCAGTAACTCACGGGCCCCAAGGAAGCCGACCACGGCCCCCGCCATGTTCTTAAAGGTAGAAACAAACGTCCGCCCCGTCTTCTTGGTGGTACGCTCGACGTCTTTGGTCTTTTTATTTAGCTTAGTGAAGCCACGGGTCAACTTATCTGTAACACGCTTAGCCTTCTGGGCTACACGCGTATACTTATCACGAGCGATAAATAGATAGCTGACCGAGTTACCCATGACGCGTCTTCTCTAACTCCCGTTCCCGCTGGTCTGATATACGTGCAGCTTCACTATGGATGTGCTTTAGCTCCGGCAGCGGCATGTTCCGGAGCTCTGTATAATTCATCCCACCCTCAAAAAACGCAACAAGCTCAATAATGATATTGATTAGCTCTGTTTCATTCTCCGCAAGGCTGAAGCTAGAATAAAATTTGCCAGATACCTCCCGGTCATCGCCTCCAAGTCGTCCTGGTCCATCTTGTCCACGAGAGGCTTCGTCAATTTCTCTTCACCGTCAACCTGAGCAATGCCAGAGGAAAAGAGCTCCCTGGCAATCCCGAGTACCGAGGCAAGCTCAACCTCCTGGGACATGGCGATCAGCAGCATGATCCCATCACCGTCGATCTCATCATCATTCCCGGCATCTTCCTCAGCCCCACCGACCTGTTCCTTGGGTAGCGACCGAAAGAACGCCTGTTTTAGCTCCGCGCACTCCTTCATGTTTCGAGAGGTGGGAGCAGTCAGTGTGATAAATGAGGCAGCGCATTGCTCCCCCTTACTGGCGTACTCGAATGGTTCGTTTAACTCGTATGTGACCTCGCCTTTCATAGTGACCTCGCTTTGTGACCTCGATTAAATGGCTGGATTAGACGTAAACTCCAAGGAGATGACGGTGTCCGCTCCCAAGGCTACCTCGTAGTCATTGAGTAAAGCGGCCTGGGTAAAGGTGCGGGTGACGGTGCCCTCAGGGGTTCGCCCGGCGATCTGCACCAGGTTTTGATTACCGTTGGTCTTCCACTCACGTGCCAAGGCAATGTTGGTCACCGTCGCTGGGATGTCGAACATCACCTTCCCAAAGTTGGTCTCGATGTTCTCCGCGTAGATCTGCTCGACGTTGCCCCCGCCCCCGGAAGCCGCCCGGGTGGTCTGCTCCCCTAGCCCCTCGGTATACTTCAAGGAGTTAGGCATGATGGACACCGCGTCATTGTTCACTGACACGGTAGGATTGGCTAGTTGGACTCCCATGATTTACTCCTTACTCTGTCAGTTTACTGTTCGGTGCTGAAGGCGATCTTCATCGTGGCCAAGATCTCGCGCAGCTGGGTAACAATCGGCACCGTCATTTGGATCGTGGCCCGGCCGGTGGCCAGGTCCAGGGTGACGGTGATATTGTCCTTAAAGAACTTGAACGCCTCTTCACCGGCCTGGACCAAGACGTAATCAACCCCACTGAGATCCTGATATAGCTTCTCGCAGTAGTTGATAATGGTCAGGTCGTTGGCCATGTCGCGCCCCGGAATAACATCCCCCTCAGTAAGTCGCGACTGAGCGAAGCGGGCCTTCAGGTTATTGAAGAAATATTCCCGGGCGTTACTGGCCGTGTCTACATAGTTCATATACTTGAACGAAACATCAGTGTTGCTGGCCGCATCTGTCTTATAAGTCGTGGTCACCTCGCCTAGGATAGCTTCGGTGCCGCCAGGGTTCTGACCGATCACCGTACCGCCGGCGTCGTGCAGCTGCTCGATCTCGGTATCACTCCAGCCGTGATCCGCAGCAATCACTGGGAGGTTTGGCATGCTGGTATTGAAGTAAGGCTTCGAGGCCAAGGCCGTGCCACCGAACGAGTCCAAAGGGCCGTTGGTGGTGATCACGAACTGGCTGATCGGTGCCGCGTCAGTAAGCCGTAGAGCGCGTATGGCGCCAAGTTGGGCTGCCTTAACGGGTGACAGTTCAAACTGCGCCCCAGCCTTGTAGAGAGTGTCTGACTCAGTCTTATCTGTGATGTACGTCAGGCTCTCGCTGTTCAACGCGCCAAGGGCGGTTAGGTGGTTGGCCAAAGAGTCGCGACTCGCGGTGATACCGATCCCGTCAAGCACCTTGTTGTCCGCGTTGAAGCGAGCATCCAGGAGGCTCAGGAGCTCTGTGGTAGCCGCGGCATACGGCCACACGATGGTCTGATAGCGGTTGTCGCCGATTACGTCAAAGACCCCAGTCAGGGTAGGATCGGTGGCGCCGCTGGACATGGCGGTCACCGCCGTTGTAAGCCCGGCTACGGTACCACTGATGCTGATTCCAATGTCATTACCTAGGGTGCCGTCATTGTCGGCAGTAAACGTCACAGTCCCCGTGACGTTAGCGGCGGTCACCGGGCAATCACCATCTGCCAAAATAGCTGCTTCAATGGCATCACCGACGACGGTGGCCGTATCGGTGTCTGCCACCGCAATGCTGTAGGTATGATTCTTTGAGGACCCGATCACCACGGTATAGGTTCCGGCTTCAGTAGCGGGGCCGGAGCCGATCGTAATTGTCCCCGTGGCTGGGGTACCGGCGGCGTCGTCCAGGGGGATGGCGTCCATCCGGGTATACTGGTTTAGCTTCTTGGCGGCCCGGATCATCCCCGCGAGCATGGAGCTTTGCCCGAAGAGGGTGTCCTCGGAGTTGTCGTTGAGGATGTTCTCCTGCAAGACCCCGGAGGTGGCGCTTCCAGAGGCGGTCTGCTGGCCGACAAACAAGATACGATGATCGGTATTTGAGACGGCGACGGTGGCCGGGATGATGTTTACGGTGGTCTTCGGTTGTGCGACGATGCTAGCCATCTGTCTTCTCCTGTGGCTTATTACGTTTTACCTTACGGGGCTTCACGATCTCGCAGCACCCGTCCTGTTTCGCGTCGGCAAGACGCCGTCGCCAGCTTCGGTCTAGCGGGATACCCGCGTCGTCCGTGGTCACCTTTACCTCATCGCCTTCCTTGAAACCGTCGACCGGTTTATTTACCCTTATTACAATCATTATACTATAACCTCGTCCAGG